ATGAACGAAGGAATGAAAAGTCAAAAGAATCAAAGAGAATATCTAAACCATCTAAAGAATAGCGGTGTCGCAGTAGGGAGTGTCATCATTGTTTCCTTTACGATTGTTGCGATAATAGACTATCTCATATTATAAATATAAGCATGAAAACACTACAAAAGATAGTGTTAGTATCATTTTTTTATGTGTTATTGGTGGGTTCTAACACTCTTACAGCAAGCGAATTAGTACATGACTTTAGCAATCCATCTTTCAGCGGAAATGGATATTCTACTCATGTTCTATCGCTTGAACAATTAAGATATAGTAGAGAAAACAAAATCAAAGATGACGCTAAGTCAGCAACAGCTGCAGCTAAGCGTGATGAAAATAATACTACGATTAATAAGTTTATCAAAAATGTTGAAAGTAGAATCTATGCTAATTTATCAAAACAGTTAGTTGATAATATGTTCGGTGAAGAATGTGAAGGCACTTGTCCTACATCTGGTACTGCCGAAGTAGAAGGTTCACAAATTGCTTGGGTCAAAGATACGACCACAGAAATAATTACATTAACAATTACATCACCAGATGGCTCAACAACGGTCATGTCCGTGCCTGTAGGCGACTTTAAATTTTAAAAAATATGGATTTTACATTTCCACAAATTACAGCAGCAATATTTTTGTTTTGTTTTTTATCAGGTTGTGCTACAACTACACCACCTGAAGGATTTTATCAAGGTGAAACCCCTTATACTATGGAAACTGATACTATGAAAAGATTAGAATTGATACCTGAACTAGGGCAACCACAAATCACAATCGCAGTTTATAATTTTCCTGATAGAACAGGGCAAAGAAAACCAAACACAAAATTTAGTCAGTTATCAACAGCAGTAACACAAGGCTCTGAGACATGGGTTATCAATGGTTTAAAAGCAGTAGGTGGTCATGAACCGTGGTTTATAGTTTTAGAAAGACAAGGTTTAGATGCTCTTATAAAAGAGAGACAACTTATTAGATCAACAAGAGAATTATATGATGGAGAAAGCGATGTAAAGAATCAATTAAAACCTCTAAAGTTTGCAGGACTTATTATAGAGGGTGGTATTGTAGGATATGATACCAACATTACCTCTGGTGGTGCTGGTGCGAGATATTTTGGCATAGGTATGAGTGAACAATATCGTACAGACCAAGTAACAGTTTCGTTAAGACTTGTTGCAGTTCAGACAGGTGAGATTGTTCTTACTGTGTCAGCAACAAAGACTATCGCAAGTTTTTCAAGTGGCGGAGATGTATTCAGATTTTTAGACATGAGTACAAAAGCGCTTGAAATAGAAACTGGTGTCGCAACAAACGAGCCAGTCAATTACGCCATAAGAACTACAATCGAACATGCTATTCATAATATGATTTATGAGGGTGTCGATAAGGGTTTATGGTCATTTAAAATAGAGGAGTAAAAGTATGTACGCTAAACTAATAACATTTTTGATATTTTTTGCCTTACCGGTAATGGCGAATGATATCTATGTTACACAATCAGGTGCTACGCTTGACCTCGACATTACCCAAGACGGACAAAACAACACAGTTGGTAACTCGACTACAGCTTCTACGGTCACAGGCGCAACGACCACAATAGACATAGATCAAGTTGGTAACTCGAATGTTTTGAAGTTTGATGTAAACGGTGCGACCTTCACAGGTACATTTAGCACAACTGGTAACTCAAACGATATCGATTTTAATTGTGATAGTTCAGGAAGTAATTCTTCTTGTTCTACTGCTACTGCTTCAATTGTATGGGCAGGTAATAGCAACGATATAGATATTGATATTGGTGAGACAGCAGACGCTAGTAACGCAACAGTAAGTATAACAGGTGCTTCAGGAAGTGATTCAAACGTAGTCGCTGCCACAATAGATGGCACTTCTGCTATACTAACACTAACCGTAAATGGTGACACAAATAATTATTTAATTGACATAAATGGTGATGGTGATGTTAACGGACACACCTTAATTCACAGTCATACAGGATCTATAGCCGATGTGGATATTACACAATCTGGTGTTTATGATAATATGATAACTTTGACAACATCTGGTGATAACCATGATATCGATATATCACAAACTGACTAAGTGGATAACAATAATATTAATATTATTTTATGCTACCTCCTCGTGGGGTAGCATAGGTAACGTAGATCAACTAGAAGGCAAAGGCGTAGTTGATCGAAAAGATGGTGATAAAAATATCACTATCGAACAATCTCTAGACATTCTTCAATACGACACAGTAAAAACAGGCAACGGTAAAGTTGGCATATTATTTGTTGATGATACAAGAGTTGATGTTACACAACACAGTAAACTTATTATAGATGAATTTGTATTTGATCCTAATAGTGGTAAAGGTAAATTAAATCTATCAGCAAAACTAGGCACTATCAGATATGCGTCAGGACAGATTGCAAAAAATTCAAGACAAGATATAAAAATTACAACACCTACAGCAACGATAGGTGTTCGTGGCACAGATTTTTCTATGACAATAGATGAACTAGGTGGTTCTACAATCATACTACTACCGAGTTGTGATGTAAATGGCAATTGTCTTGTAGGTGAAATATCAGTAGAGAGTGCAGCTGGTCAAGTAATACTGAATCAAGCATTTCAAGCAACACAAGTTATAGTGCCAGAAACTTCACCCTCACCACCTGTAAAATTAGATTTAGAGATAGATATGATAAACAATATGCTTATTGTATCTAAACCAAAAGAAATAGAAGATGAAAACTATGTAAAGAAAATTAAAGCAGTTGCAAACGCATTAGATATTGACTTTTTACAAATAGATGATTTAGAAAAAGATTACTTAGAAGAAGATGAGAACTTATATGTAACAGGTTTAGACATAGATTTCTTACAACAAAATTTCTTAGCAGATATACTTAAACAAATCAACGAAGAACTTGCAAAAGAAATGAGAAATGAATTTGATAAACAAGAAAAAAGATCACTAGACGGTATTACACTAGGTAAAGATCCAGAGACAGGTGTGATTATATTAGATGAAGATCCACAATGGGTGTGGATACGAGAGGATGCTTCTGGCTCATATATTGAATTAAGATTAGATAAAGAGTATGGATATATACTAAATATTATACAGGGAGAGTTTGAGATGTACGATTTCGAACTATTAGGACAGGACAATGAGATTACTATTCAACAATTTAATTAAAATAACTAAAGAATTATCAATGTTAATATTTTTAATTATCATGATATTGTTCATAAGCACAATAGCAGAAGGTAATGATTTAGATTTAACAATAGATAATCTTACAGACGGTGGTAGTTTAGACATAGTGCAAGATGGTGAAAATAATGATATAGACTTAGATATAGTTAGTATGGATGGATTCATTATAGACATTGACCAAGTAGGTGATAGTAACGTACTCAATGTAGATGTAGATGGTAGAACATCAAACGGTTCATCTATGTATTTCAATCAAACAGGTAATAACAAATCTTATTCAAACACACTATGGTGTGGTCATTCATTTTGCACCATAACAGTTAATCAGAATTAGTATGAAATATTTTACACATTGGATGACAGCGTTCATCACGCTGTTTGTGTTGACTTATATTGGTCTACAAGATCCTTGGGTCAAAGAAGTTTTAAGACTAAAATCGTTTGACATTCTTTTAGCAAACGAAGATAAATCACCCTCACAAGATATAACAATCATAACAATAGACGAAGAAGCAATCGAGAAGTATGGTCAATGGCCATGGCCTAGAGATAAGATAGCAGATTTAATTGTAAACTTACGACAAGCAGAAACAGGTATTATTGTTATGCCTATATTGTTTAGTGAAGAAGATAGATTTGGTCAAGATGATTACTTTTGTGAGACACTCACATATGGCACAGTTATAGCACAGACTGGCACAGTACAAAAGAGAACATCTAATCCTGTACCTAGAGGTGTTGCAAAGATAGGTGATCCACTTGCATTTTTATATGAGTGGCCAGGTATGGTGGGTCCATTACCAAAACTTGCAGACTGTACAAATGGTGTAGGTGTAATCAATACAGCACCTGAAGTTGATGGTGTTGTAAGACGAGTGCCTTTATTAATGAAAATAGGTGATGAAATTTATCCTAATATGTCAATTGAAACTATACGAGTTGCAGTAGGTGATCCTAGTTATCAAGTAAAAGCAGATGACTTTGGTGTAACTGCCATGAGAGTGCCTGGTTATGATACAATTAATACAGACGCAAACGCAAGAATATGGTTGAGATGGAACAAAGAGTTTAACACAATATCTGCTGCTAGTCAAGACTTTTCTGAGGCTGCAGGAACTACTGTAATTATTGCCTTGACAGCAGAAGGTTTATCTAGTATAGTAGCAACACCACAAGGCGAGAAGTACGACTATGTAATAAGTGCTAATTCACTACAAACAATATTAGATGGTGAGACTGTCAAAAGATTTGATTCGTTGATAGAATTATTACTTGCATTTATTGTAGGATGTGTTATAATAATCATTTGTAGATATGCTTCATACTCTATAATAGGTTTATCTATTGCAGGTGGTTTTCTTTTTGCTATTATTCAAACTGATGTATGGTTTGGTAAAGAGTTGATATTGATTGATGTTACGTGGATACTCTTAACATTATTTTTAGTTGGGTTTCATTCTACATTCTTACGATTCATATTAGAGTTTAAATTAAAACAACAAATACGAAAACAGTTTGAGAAGTATCTAGATCCTAGACAAGTAGCAATATTAGTCAAAGATCCTAGTAAATTAAAACTAGGTGGTGAAAGAAAAGAAATGAGTTTCTTGTTTATGGATATTGTAGGGTTTACACCTATTTCAGAATACTATAAAAACAATGATGATCCTGAAGGATTAGTTGATGTCATAAATGATTATTTAAATCGTATGAGTAAAATAGTATTAGACAATGGTGGTACAATCGACAAGTATATGGGTGACTGTATTATGGCATTCTGGAATGCACCACTTGATTGTCCTAATCATGCAGAAATGGCAGTCAAAACTGCTATTGAATGTGCTGAAGAAACAGATAAAATTAAAGCAGAGTTTAAAGAAAAAGGTCTACCTGATATCAACATAGGTTCTGGTGTCAATACTGGTACTTGTATCGTAGGTAATATGGGTAGTGAAATGCGACTAGACTATTCTGTCATAGGAGACGCAGTTAATTTAGCTGCAAGACTAGAAGCAACAACAAGAAATTACAAAGATGAGAATGGTAAAGTAACACCTCTCTTATATTCTTCATTTACGCAAGAAAAACTAGATAATATTCAGTCAATAGAAGTAGATAAAATCAAAGTAAAAGGTAAAGAAGAACTAATTACGATCTATAAACCAATATAAATAGTAGTATGGCAACTGTATTCGATAAAATACTTGATACAACAACTGGTCCGAAATCATACGATTGGTACAAGAATAAGGTACAATCAATGACAACACCTGGTGCAAGAGCATTAATAAATCAAGGAAAGGCAACATTAAGACCAAAGTATGGAATAATGAATCTCTTTGGTTATGACCCTAAACTTAAAGAAACACTTCCTTTATACGATAAGTTTCCTTTAATCTTTCCTTTAGAGCCTGCAAAAGGTGGTTTCTATGGTATCAACTTTCACTATTTACAACCTGGTGCAAGAGTAGCATTTTTAAGACAACTATCAAGATTTGCAAGTGATAAGAACTTTGATAAAAAAACAAGATATCAGATAGGCAATTTGTCAGGTAGATATTTTAAAAAGACGATTAAACATTATTTGTTTAGTCAAGTTAGAACATCTTTTTTAAATGTACCAGCAGACGAGATGGCAATTGCAATATTCTTACCAGTTGCTAGATTTATGAAAGGACAACCATACTAATGGCAATTTTTAGAGCAGGCAAACGAGTAGGTCCTTTCGATATAAGAGTAGGATTTCCTAGAGATAAAAGTCTTGATAATGTTGACAAAGATCCTAGATTAAGACAATATGCTAATACAGAGAACACTATTGGTCGTTTTAGAGCCGCAATGGCAAAAGCAGAAGGTTATGCTAGACCAGCAAGATTTGCTGTCAAGTTATTTCTACCTGCTAATCTAGAAAAATTAGCAAATTTAAAAGACCAAAATAATATGGTTGATACAGACGAAAGAGGACAGTTTTCAAATATGCAACCAAGTGCTATGAATCCTGATCACGCTACCATGCAAGATTTAGCTTCACAAATGGGAACACAAATGAATATTCATTGTGATACTATATCTATGCCAGGTAAAGATTTAATTACACAAAAGAAACAATTTGGTAACGAACCAGAAGTTGATATGGTTGTAGGTCATGCATATGCAGGTACGATAAATGCTTCTTTTTATGCAGATAAGTATTTAAGAGAAAGACAGTTTATAGAGTTATGGCAAAAGATGGCTGTAAACAATACTACTAATGAAGCATATTATTATGATGACTATACAGGTAAAATGCAAATATACCAATTAGGTTCATTAGATGGAGAAGGTGATAGAGATGTACCAACTTACGGTGTTGAAGCAATAGAGGTCTTTCCTCAAACTTTAAGTGCTGTAGAGTATAATTACGGTTCATCAAATCAAATAGTAAAAGTAAATGTAGGATTTGCATATAAACAATGGTACAATCTTACAACTGACGCAATTGCAGGAATGACCTTTGGTCAATCACGACAAACCGTGCATGATGTTAAAGGTGCAGACAGAGGATTATTCGGTAGATTACCTATCGAGTTACAAAGAGCAGGACGAGAAGTATTTAATTCTGCTAAACAACAGGTTCCGATAGGAAAACTGTTCAAAGGGAAACTATTCCCACCATTTACATAATTTTATATAATAAAGGAGATTAAATAATGGCATTACCAAAACTGAACACTCCAACAT